GCCACCCGCGTACCCACTAGGGATCGGAGCGCCGAAGCTTCTGTACCCAGACCACGCGCTTGCAACTTCCGGGCCAGGGGCCGCGGGCCTTTCGAAACGCGTCACGATCGCCCGTACCGCTGGCAGGCCGCGCAGCCCCCGCGCCACCGCCGCCATGTGCTGCATCGCGTAGAGAACCCCCGCCGCACTGTTCGCCCATGCCGCGTTCCTTCCCGGCGGCAACGCGCCGCCAACGTGGAGTTGGAACGGCCCGAAGCTCGTCCCACCATCACCAACCTCGCCGAACCGGCCGCCACCCTCGACCCTGCTCACAGCGGCGACTGCGTACGGGTCAAGGCCAAGCCTGCCGCTGTACGCGGCGATCAGGTTCCACAACTGGGGTTGGATCCCAGGGTTCCGCAGGCCGACGCGGCTACCGCCATTCCTGGTTCCACCGCCGCCAGGCGTTCCCGATGTTCCACGAGGAGGCATCGCTAGATCATCCCTTGTTCGTCGGTCATCATCCACCCCAGCCTGAGTACGCGCCGCTCGTCGCCTGCGTCGGCGAGTGGTACGCGGGTGGTGCTGCTGGTGCCTGCGTCGAGACGCCCTTGCCCTGCTCGCTGAGGCCACGCGTCCGCAGGTTCTCCAGGTCGCCGTAGCGAAGCGGGACACCCCAATACTGTTCGATCGCGAGCATGTCCGCGTTACTGAGCCCGGGGATCGAGCTACTCCCACCCGGCATGATGTAGACCTTCGACTTGTACGGCGGGATCAACCCGGGGATACCACCGTGCTCCTGGATCGCGCGGTACTGCGGCGTCTCGAACAGTGAGCCGAGGCCGCGGAACGGTGCGGGTAGGCCAGCGCCCGGCCCGGCGTACGTGCCGCCGAAGAACGGGTCGCGGTTCGTCAACGCGACGTACGCGAACTGTGCGGCCGGGCCGAGCAGTGCCAGGCCGAGGTCGCTCGGCTGTGCGTTCGGATCCCCCGCCAACGAGCGGGCCGTGTTGATGATGTCGAGTGGCGTCGCGAGCGGGTTGATGCCCTGCGGCTGGATGATCGGCTGGACACCACCCCGCGGCTTACCCGCCGGGATCGCCTCCGACGCGAAGCCGGGCAGTGGCACACCCACCTGGTAGTCCTGGTTCTGCGCCGTCATGAACGCGCTACCCATCACGCCGAGCACCCAGAGCCGCTCCGGGTGGCGCGTCACCCACTTCGCGGTGATACCCATGATCGTCTTGAACCAGGGGTAGAAGGGCGCGATGGTGACGATCCACTCGCGCTCCATACTGCCGAGCTGCGAGTAGTTGCCGAGCGCGTCGAGGACGCCATGCCGAACAGTGTCGAAGTCGGCCTCGCTCATCGTCTTCATCGCCTGCTGAAGATCCTCGACTGTTCGTACCATCTTCCCCGTCACCTGCGAGATCTCCGCGACCGCCGCCCCGGCACGAGCCGCGTTCTCCGCGTGGATGTTGAAGCGGTAGTTCGCCTCCGCGAATCCGCGTAAGAGCCTGACTGGCGCGAAGTCCGTCGAGTACGGCGCGAGCAGGCGAACAGTCCGCTTCGCGATCGAGCGGTTCCACTGGTCGGAGAGCGCACCGACGTGCTGCAACTGGCGGTTGAACTGCTCGCCCAGCGAGCCCGCGAACAGTTCCGCGAGGCGCGGGTCGCTCTGCATGAGCTGGCGCATGTTGACGAGGCCGATGCCGTCACTGTTGTGGAGGATCTGCCGCTTGATCAGGTCAGCCGCCTTCGCCACGCCGTACGTGTCGACCATGCTGTTGAAGAACGCGGTGCCGCCACCCTTCGTGAACAGGTAGCGGAACGCGAGTAGCGACTCGTTCGTCATCGAGTTCCACGCCGACCACGCGGGCTTGATGCCGAGCAGGAAGAACCGCCAGATCTGGTTCAAACCGTTCCGCAGGAACACTCGTCGCAGCACACTCGTCGGCCGCGTGTCCCGCTGCCAGATCCGCGCCACGTCACCGCTGATCCTGCGGATCCCCGCCTGTTCCATCCGCGCCGCCCACGCCCCATCAGTCTCACCCTTCTGGATCCGCATCGAGTCCTGAAGATCCTTCGTCACGTAGTCGTACTGGGCACGGTCGATCGCGTCCTTCTCCTGGTTCGTCAGGTCACCGAAGTAGGCGGCACCGATCTTCACGTCCTTCGGGAACGCGGCACTCGGCCGTGTCCGCACGTAGAACTCGTCAGGACGCTTCCCCCCGTCAAGCGCTAGCTGTGGGTCGAGCTTCCCGCTCATCGGCAGCACGAAGTTCTCGTAGATGTCCTGCGTCGCGAACCAGCGCGCCTGGTCGAGGTGATCCATGTGGAACAACTCCGGGTTGTTCGCGATCTGGCCGCGCATCCACAGCGTGTACTTGTTCGTCTTCCACTGGTCAGCCATGCCCTGCTGGACGAGTACCGCCCGCGCCCGCGTGTAGATCCGAGCACCCTCGATGTTCGTCGTCGACGCGCGATGCGGAGCGCGGAAGCTCGGCCCGTACTGCGCGAGCGGCCCATACGCAGGCTCTGGCGGCGGCCCCGCGACGACCGGCGGCGGCTGCTCTGGCGGTGGCTCCGCGGCGATGGGCGGCTCGACCGGCGGCGTCTCAGCGGGCGGCTGCTTGACTGTTAGCGGCGGCAGCTCACCCGCCGCCTGCGCCCGCGCGTACGTCATCGCCGGGCCTTGCTCGATCGAGAGCATGAACGGATCCTCAGCCTTCACCGCGGGCCCAGCCGCCTCCCGCGCCGCGTTCATCGACTCGTGCCGCTCATACGCGACGCTCCGCTCGATGCTGCGCTTCGCCTCAGCCAACTTCGCGTACTCGCCGATCACATGGTCGCTGGTATGCGCGATGTAGCGGCCAGCCTCGCCGTGACTGATCGCGTAGTCAGTCCCCGCGACGTGGTAGCTGCCATCCGGGTTCCGCGTGAAGTCGAGCTTCTGCTCAGACTTCGCGATCGCCTCGTACGCCGTGCTCACCTGATCGTTGATCGCACGAACCGCCGCCCGGTTCTCGCTCCGCCCACTCGACTTCGCCTCGCGGCGAAGCTGCTTCAACTCCTCCATCGTCAGCTTCACCGTGACCGTGCCCGTGCCCCGCTTCGCCTGCGGGTTCCGCGCCGTCTCCTCGCCGATCGCGCCCTTACCCTCCCGACGCAGCCTGCTCGTCAACTCGTCGTAGAACAGGATCGGCATCCGCACCCGGAACGTGACCGGCCCCTCATGCGGCACAGCCTCGGGCAGAGCCTCCGCCGCCGATGGTTCGGCCCGCCTCGCCGCGATGTCGCGGTTGATCCGCGCCTTCATGTCGACCAGCTTGCCGTGACCGATCTTCTGACGACCGCGGTACGCGTCGAACCCGGCTACGCGCTCACCCTCACCCGCGATCTGGCCGAATACCATCTTCTGGCCGACGATTTTGTTCCGCTGAGTGCGCGGCTCGATGTGGTACTCGGGGTGATCAGGAACTGTGTAATGGCCGGTCTTCTTATCGCGGACGAACAGAGCCTCAGCAGGCGCGGCAGGTGTCTCGCCCCACGTCTGGAACTTCGCGACATGCTCCGGCGCGACTGTTCGCGGCCCTGAAGAAGACGGCGGCGTAGGCTCGGGCGGCGGCGGCGTAGGCTCGGGCGGCGGCTCGTTCCGCCGAGCGTAGGCTTCGAGCGCCTGCCGTTCCTCCTCCGCCAACTGTTCGTAGCCCTTCCCGCCACGCAGCCCAGCCGAGATCGTGACGCGCTCCGTCCGCGTCATGTGATGCTGACGACCCTTCCCACTCGCCGTCATCGGCGGCCTCCGCTCCTGCCACCGATCCCGCGCATCCTTCGCGATCTTCAACTGCTTGTCGTACTGGTCGAGCATCGTCTGGTGCCGCAGGATCGCCCGGCCCACCGGCCCAGTCATCTCAGCCCGCTTCGGGTACACGTCCTTCGCGTACTGCGAGAACGTCCGCGGCTTCTTCCCGAGCCGCTTCAACCGCGCGTTGTGCTCCTTGAACAGGTCTTCGAGGGTACGACCCTGCGTGCCATGGACGAGTGAGGTGAGCGACTCGCGGAGCTTCTTCTTCGTCTTCGACAGTTCATGCTCCGCCGCCTTCATCTCCCGCAGCGCCGCGCCCTGCGCCTCGATCTTCACCCTGTCAGGAACAGTCACACCACCAGTGACGTGCTTCTCCTTGAACGCGCCGCCCGACAACACCTTCCGCGTACCGAAGCGGCGCTGCTCGACCTGCTCCCGCGTCAACTGGCCGCGCTTGATCGCCTCGTCAGTGATCTGCTCGCCACGCTTACGGATCGCGTCGACCGCCGCCTGGAGCTTCGGGTTCTCCGCGTAGATCGCGGCCTTATCCAGCGACCGTAGCTGCGCGACCTGCGACTGAAGCGCCTTGATGACTGTTCGATCAGTCCCCTTCGGCGGTTTTTCACCCGCCTTCAACGCGTCCTGGAGTAACTGTTCGTGACCCTGGATCCGCGCCTCGCGATCCTGGATCAACTGCTCGATCGGATCCTGGATGTCACGCGGCCCCTCAGCGATCACCATCGCGATCGCGCGCACCTGGTTGTCCGGCAACCCCTTGTACGTGTCGCGGACAGCCTGCTCGATGCGCTGATCGTTCATGAAGATCCGGTTACCAAGCTCGGCGCGGGCCCGTGCGATCGCCGACGCCGGGCCGAACGGGACGTTGATGTTGTGGCCGAACATTCCAAGCTCGCCACGCAGCCCACCAACAGTCGTCCCCTCCGGGCCGATCTTCCCGAACCGCTGCTCGTCGAGCATGTGCTGGAGGTACCGGCCGAAGCTCGTCGCCGCCTCGTGGTGCAACTGGAACGTGAAGCCCTCCGAGCCCGGGTAGTCGCGGATCGTGATGATGCGCGGCGCGAGCACACGCGCACGGAAGCCGGGCTTGTCGAGGCCCATGATCTGCCGGTCAAGCTCGCCGCTCTGCGCGGCCCGCTCAATCGCCCGCATGTGCAGGACACCGGGTAGCTTCCCAGCGACAGTCAAGTCGAGCAGCGTCCCCAGCGGGTCATGCTCGATGTTCGACAGGACGTGGCTCGTCCAATACTTCTGCTCGTAGTGCTTCCCGAGCGGCACGACGAGGCCACCACCGATCGTCCGCGGGTCGTGCCAATACTGGCTGGAAAGCAGGCCACCGAAGCCACGCTCCGCGGCGGGGACGCTCTTGTCGGGGACGACCTTGATGCGGCTCTTGCCGATCCCAAGCTCGCTCAGTACCTCGTGGAGGTTCCCGCTCGGCGACCAGCCCGGAGCGCCCGTCGTCTTGTAGCCGAGGTGAAGGTCATGCCCGATCAGGTGGCCGAGGGCGTACGGCGCGGCGTAGAAGCTGTGCGCCAACTGTTCGAGGCCCATCCCACCCGGCTCCGAAGACGACCACAGATTCTGGTTGATCGTCTGGATCACGTTGCCGGGGCCGGTGATGATCTGGTGGCCGGGGATCTGATCGACGAAGTGGCCGACCTCGCCCCAGAAGCCCATGCCCTTACTGGTCGGCGCGGTTGGCGCGGGTAGCGCGCCGTAGTGCGGCGTCGTCGTCGTCGTCCCGCCGCCACCCCAGTTCCCGAACGCGCCCCCGGACGAGCCCCAGTTCGAGTAGCTCGCCATCTAGTGCTCCGTGCTGTAAGCCGGTGCGTGCATGACGCTGTCGTACTGCTTCTGAAGCTGCCGCCACAAGTAGCCCACGTCGAAGCCCTTCAACGCGCGGCTCATCAACGCGGCCTGCTGCCGGTACGTGCTGTAGTCGGCCTGCCACTGACTCAACTGTGTCGCCGCGTAGATCCTGCCCTTGTACCTCGTCATCGTCTGCGGGTTGAACTGGGTGCTCGGCTTGTACGCGGCGGGTAGCGGCGGCTTCACGACGCCAGCCGTCGAGGGGTTCGAGTAGGCGTAGATCACGGCCTGACGCGCGATCTCGGGTGGCACGTCGTTCGCCTCCGCGATCTGGATCGCCGTCTTCCAGTTCGTCCCCTTCGCGAGTAGGCTCGCGACCTGCTGGTTCGAGTGCTGCTGGAGCGTGATGACCTGTCCGGCAGTCATCCCGTACTTCTTCGCGATGCCGGGGACGCTCTGCGACGCGGCGGCGCTGCCCTGCACGTACTGGCCGGTCACCGGGTCGTAGCCGCTCTGCGCGATCATCTGCTCGCGGAACTGGAACGCCTGCTGATGCCTCGAAGCCCTAGCATCAGCCTCTTGCGCCGCGAACTGTGACGCCTGCTGCGCCATCTGCGCCTGCTGAAGCTGCATCTGCTGACCGAACTGGTACTGCGACTGGTTGAACTGCGCCTTCGCGAGTCCCTGACTCTGCGCCGTGTTCAACGCCTGGAAGAACGCCTGGCTCAACTGGTCACGCCGATTCGAGAGCGCGTCGAGCAGCTTCCCCTGAAGAACCTGCTGGTTCTGGCTGGCCGCGCCCGCCGCGATCGTCGGCATCTGCGCCGCCGCGTGCTTCGCCGCCGCCGCGTCCGCGATCAACGCCTGCGTCTGCGAATCCCCACGAGCGCCTGTAGCGGCCTGTACGCCCGCCGAGTCCGCGCCCAGCCCTAGCCCTGCGAGGCGCTGCTGCGCGGCCGCGTCGACGCCCTGAGCCTGCTGTAGCGACGCGTCGTAGCCCTGGTTCACGCCCTGACTGGTCTGCGCGAGCGCGGATTGGACGGCGGCGAGGTAGTCCCGCGTCGACCGCATCTGCTGGTTGAACGGCGTGGAAACCTCGCGGATCGTCGGCGTCGCAGCAAAGGCGAGTCCCTGCGCCTCGCGGCGTAGCTCCCGCATCGACGGGTAGCCGAACTGTCGCAAGTAGTTGTACTGCTGCGAGCGCGCGGTCTTCTTCCCACCACCGCCGCGAGCCCCGCCGCCCTTGTTCTGCTGTGCTCCTCCGCCCTTCGCCATCAGAAGTTCGTCGGCGGCTGTGCGCCCTGGAGGCGTTGACGCTGCTGCCGCGGCTGCCGTGGCGGCCGCGGGTTCCACAGCTTGTACGTGCCGTAGTTGAGCTTCGGCCCGTGCGCGGCGAGGAGTCCCTGCTGCTGGAGGTTCTGCTGCGTCTGGAGCAACGCGTTCTGCTGGCCGAGGTTGTAGTTCTGGCCGAGCTGCTGAGACTGCTGCGTCAGGTTGTTCAAGAGGTTCTGCAAGGCCGAGGTCGCATTCGCCTGCTGACCCGCGTAGACGTGCTGGGCCTGCTGCTGGCCCGACTGTAAGCCGCCACCCGCGGCGACGCCCGTGATGTTCGCGTTCTGGAGCAGCCCCTGGAGGTTCTGCTGGTTGTTGTGGTAGAGCGTCTGCGACGTGCCGAACGGGTTCGCGCCAACCGCGGCCTGGAGCGCCCGGTCGCCCTGCACGAACGTCGGGTCACCGAAGTCGATGAGCGCCTGGTTCCGCTGCGTACCGATCGTCGCGTTGCCCTGGTCACGGGCGAGGCCGAGCTGTTGGAGTGCCATCTGATAGTTCGGGTCGGCAAGCAAGGCCGCCTTATTCGCCGCCTTCGCCTTCTCACCCGTCACGTACTGGACGAGCGGGTTCGTCGCGAACGCCTGCGCCTTGTAGACGTTGCCCTTGTACTCGATACGGCCGTGCCGTCCGATCTTCACGCCCTTCTGGGTGAGCGCCATCCGCGCGAAGTTGTACGCGTCCTGCGACGAGAACCCCTTCTCCATCAACGCGTTCTGGAGGTTCGTCAACGCGAGGTTGATGCGGTAGGAACGCGTCCGGTTCGACCGGCCCGTCCCATGATTCTTCCCACCACCATTGACCTTCCCACCACCGCCGCCAGGGTTCCCGCCAGGGTTCCGTCCCCCGCCCTTACCAGCCGGGTGGCCCTGGTCGGTGCGTCCAGGTGCCATTACAAGACCACCACCTGAATCGTCGGCCCCGCCACAGTCTCAGAACTCACGAACGTGTGTTTGAGGACGCTCACGCCGCCGCTCACGTTCGTCGTGGCGGCCGCCTGGATACGGAATGACCGCGGCCCCGCCGCGGGCACGGTGTAGTAGACGAAGCCGATGCACTCCGTCTGCACGCCCGCGTCGCACTCGACCGACTGACTCGTCCACACCGTCGTGTTCGAGGCTGTCAAGTCAACTAGCCGGTACTGCGCGTTCGGGCTGCCACCACCACCGCTGGTCTGGAAGCGCAGCGACATCGCGATGCCGAGCGTCTGCTGGCCCGTCGTCGTCACCGTCGTCAGGTCGATGATGTTCGACCAGTTCGTCGCGCTGATACTCGCATGGTCAGCGCCGAGCGTCGCCGAGAAGATGTTCGTCTTCGCCGCGAGCATATGGTCGGTGATCGTGTTATCCGCGAGCGGGTCGTGGCCGCCATCCTTGTGCTGCGCCGCGTGGATGACAAGCTCCGCCGCCGTCGGCGTGAACGAGCCGAACGTCCCCGAACCCGTCGCGTCGGTGCAGTAGCGAAGCTCATTCGTCGCCGTGTTCCAGTAGACGCGGCCCTTGAAGTTCCCCGTCGTCGGATCCGAAGCGAGGTTCTCGAAGCCCTGGTTGATGTGAAGGTGGTCGCTGCGGGCGATCGTCGCGGCGACGCCCTCACTGTTCGCCGAGCCGGGCTGCGTCACCGCGCTCGCCGTCGACACATTCGTGTTCGCCTCCAACCCACCGTTCGCGACCTGCGTGATCGCCTGAAGGTCGGCCATCACCTGCGACGCGTCAAGCGGGTCATCGTTCACGATGTTGAAAGGCAGGTTGATCGCGCCCAAACCAGGCTCCTAATCCGCGTCGATCGGTGTCAGCTTCAAGATGACGCTGTAGACGGCTGCGCCGCCGATAGCCGTGCCAGCGTAACCGAGCACTCGGTCGGTAATGGCAGCGTCCTGCGACGACTCGGTGATCGTGAACGCGAGGTAGCGGCCCCGCGTCGTGAAGTAGCCCGCCTTCCGTTTCGCTCCACCACCACCACCCCACACGCCGACGCCCCACTTGTCACTCAGCGACCAGACCCGCGTCGTCGTTCGCATGTCGAACGGCAGCGTCTCACCGACGCCCGTCGCCAGGTCGGCGCTCACGCTGAGGCTCACGTTCCCATACCCGTACAGCTCGGCTCGACGTAGCCGCTTCGGCGTCGTCATCCCGAACAGTTGCGCGCCGGTACGCGCCGTCGCGGTGATCGCGACTGGGGTGCCGTTCCCATCCGTGTCCGCGGCCCCGTCGAACAGTCGCCGCACGAACGCGCCGTCGTTCGGGCTGCTATCCGCGAAGTAGCAGACCTGGCCGAGGCTCGTATCGACGACGACGGCACTCGCGATTGGCAGGTCGTGGGCCATCCACTGATGCTGCCCGCCGCGGCGTCGGATCCAGCCGATGCGGAACAGGTCGGCGTACGCTTCGAGGACGCGCGTGTTCGCGCCCTCACCGACGGGCGTGAACGAGAGGTAGTAACGGCCGTTCAAGCCGAACGCGCAGAACTGGCTGCTGAGGTTCCACGCGAACGTCTGGAGTAGCGGCTGGACGCGCGTCGACTCCTGGCTGACGGCGTGACCATCCGTGCTGAGGAAGCCTGACTCGCTGAGGAACCAGAGGTTCCCCTCGATCGTCGGCGCGATCATGTTCGGGCCGGGCACGCCCGCCGCCGCGTCGACGAGTAGGTTCGCGCCGCCCGTGATGATGCCAGCGACGTTGTCCGCGTCGTCGTAGATGCGGTGCAACGCGTTCTGGGTGAAGACGAGGACGCCATCCGCGCCCGCCGCGCCGAGGCCGACGTTCGGGCCGACCACGATCGCGGTGATGGGACTGTCCGTGGGGAAGTCGACGTAGTTGTTCTTGTTGATGAAGCTCGCCGGAGCGTTGATCACCGACCAGAACACGCGTCGAGGCGTCCCTGCGACGCCACTCACGAACAGTCGGTTCCTCCAGACGGTAAGGAGCGTGCCCTCCGGTACCTTCGCCGCGCCGGTCGTCGTATGCGTGACATGGCTGGCCGGGGCCGTGCCCCCGCCGAGCGCGTCCGTGCTCGTCATCAAAGTGATTGGGCGGGCGGCTAGCGCTCCGACGAAGGTGCATACGACCCCCGTGCCCGGCAGCGCGCCGCCCGTGCAGAGCACATTCCCAGGGCCGATCGGAGTCAACCCTTGAAGCGCGGTCTGTACGTCCGACGCGGCAGCGTTGTAGGCCAGGTCAACGGTGTCCGCGCCGCCGTAGTGGAGCTTGAACGTGCCGCTCGACGGTGTGCCCGTGATCGTCACCGTCTGCACGTCGTTCACGTCCGCCGCGGGCAACGCCGTCAGCGTCGTCCCATCCCACGACCGCATCGCGTTCGCGCCGTCGCAGTAGTAGAGCGTGTCGAGGTACTGGACACCCCCGACCGGCGTCGTCGTTGAGAGGCCCGAGTCGATCGACGCCCACGAGGATCCATCCACCGTCGCGTAGACATGCCCGTCAGCGCAGTGCGCGACGATCCAGATCGTCCCGCCGCTGAGGTTGAGGGCGAGGAGCTTCAGGATATTCGCGGGCGCGGCGACGCTCCAGCCGCTGAAGCCGCGCCGTTTCAGGAGCGCGCCGGTACGGTCGATCTGCCAGTTCAACGTGTCGGCGAGGTCACCCGGCTCTAGCTCCGTGACGCTGGAACGCAGGTCGAGGCCGTTCGAGCCGATGGGGAGTTCAACCAGTCGGTCGGCGGGCATTGCCGAGCACCCTCCTACGGTCGCTGACGTGCGTCATCTGGCTCGGCGCGACGCTACTCCCAACCGTGTTCGCGGTGCGGCGTAGCTCGATCACACGCTTGTCGTAGATCCCGCGATCCGTCGTCGCGTTCTGGATCCGCTCCGCGCCGCCGCTCATCATCTGGACGCGCCACCGCGCGTAGTGGACGAGCAGGTCGGCGAACTCGATGGGGTAGCGCGAGTCGAGCCCATCCCCGAACGTCGTGAACAGTGTCGGCGACGCCGAGTAGAGGATCTGCACCATCGTCGTGTCATCCTCGATCGGCGCGGGGATCACGCCGATCGTCATCGCGCCCGGCTTCCCGAACAGGTAGTAGCCGCTCAACAAGCCATCCGAGATCCAGGGTAGGAGGCTCTCACTGAGCGGCATCGGCTGGAGCTGCGACCCGCCCGCGACGACGAGCAATAACTGGTCGAAGTCACTCGGCAGGCTGTACTCGGACTGGTGGGCGACGAGGCTCAGGGTCATGAACGACTGAAGGCACTGCGACTGTTCGCAGACATCCTGGTACGCGTCGTTGAAGATCGAGAGGATGTCCTCGTCAGACCAGAGCGCGTCGTCGACGTAGTTCGCGCGCAGCCGATCCTTCAAGTGCAGGAGGATCGGCTGGGGCGTGAGGCTCACCCGCCCGCCCTCCGCCGCCCGGCGAGGCGTAGCACGCCACCGCCGCCCCACGCCGCGTCGTTGCGGTGCTTCAACCGCTGCGCGTCCTTCTGGTAGTTCACGAGTTCGCCCTGGCCTAGCTCGGGCTGCCCGTCGTCGAACAGGATGTACGCGCTCGTGAGCCGCTCGACGAGCCGTTTCGCGCCGCCGGTCAGTTCCAGCGCCGACGTGTCCGTCAACGGCTCCGGCCGGTACGAGTAGTAGAGCGTCAGCGGCATGTCCGCGCCACTCGTCGGCCACACGTAGAGCGTCCGGGCGACGACGACGAAGAAGTTGTTCAGCGGCGTGTCCGAGATCGTGATCGGCGAGCCCGTCACGATCCGCATGTACTCGACCGTCGGCAGCAAGGTCAACGCGTTCGTCCCGTTGAAGACGCCTTCGACCGAGATCACCTCGGCTGGGAGGGTGACGCCGGACTGTCCAGCGAGAACAGTCACTGTTGCTCGTTTCTCCAAGAGCATCGTGTCCGCGGCGACGCGCTGGTTCGCCGCGTTCACGTAGTCAAGCTCGCTCTGCGCGCTCAGGCTCATGCGAGCCCGCGCTGGTGTACCCGCACCTCGATCTCAGCGACATCCGAGGAGATGGTGAGAGGCGGGGTAGTCGACCCGCCGCCACTCGACGTGACCAGGAAGCTACGACTGGCCGTAGCCGATAGCGGCGTCGCGTTCGTGTCCGTCGCCGTCACGTCGACGCGGTGGTTCCCCTCCGCGAGCACGCCCAGGTCAAGCGAGAACGCTCCTCCTGGAGCGGGAAGGCTGGCCGGTGTCATCGCGACCGCCGTCCCAGAGTCGAGGCTCACCTTCACGCTCGCGATGCCATCCGTATCCGTCGCGGTGCACGTCACGAGCGCCGTCGCGGGGAGGATCACGACATCGGTTGGCCCGCTCACGACGACGGTGGGAGGCATGTTCACCGGGGGTTGCACACGAACAGTGAACGGAACCGTCTTCTGGCTCGTCGTCGGCGTCACGTTCGCGTCTGTAGCTGTCACCGTGATCGTATGCGCGCCCGCTGCGACGACGCCGAACGAGTGCTGGTAGACGTCACCGCCAAGCGCGGTACAGGCGATGGGGTCGGCAGCGTCGAGGCTCGCCGTCACCGACGCCACCGTGTCAGCGTCAGTCACCGTCGCCGTCAGCGTCACCGTGGCGGCGCTCTCGAAGAACTGGTTCACTGTGGGCGCGGTGATCGTGATCGCCGGGGGGATCAGGCTGGCGCTGGTCGCGACTCCAGGAGCGATGATCAGGTTCGCCATCGCAGCGATCGACGCGGTATCCGAGCCGCCGCTATCGAAGTCACTGGTGCCGCCGTTCTGGTTCCAGTAGAACCACATCTTCAGGTTCGGCATCTTGTTGGGGATGTCGTAGTTCAACGAGCCACTCGCCGCCGGGTTCGTGTAGAGCCAGACGGGCCTGCCCGTCGGTTGGGTCGTCGTCTCACAGTTCGCGAGCGGCACGTTGGGGATGTTCGCCATCGCCCACGTGTTGAACGCCTGGAAGGCCGAGTAGAACGTCGCGCCCGCTGCTGGGTAGGCGTCGATCGCGAACCAGTCGACGCCCACGCTCGGCACCCACTGGGAGGCGGGTAGCCGCGTCCCGTTGTAGTTCAACTGCTGCATGATCGGCGCGAACGCGATGTTCAGCGTCCAGCCCTGCGCCGTGTAGCGGGCCTTGACGACGGTCACGAAGTGCTCGTAGGCGGCACGCCACTCACTCGCGATCGTCGCCGCGAGGATGCTCGTCGAATCGCTCTGAACCGTGCAGACGTTGGCGCTCTTGCCGCTGGCGACGGTCAGTACCGTCTTCGCGCTATGCACGGGCTCGTGGTTGAACGTCACCCAGCACGGGTGCCCGTAGGTATGCAACGCGTTTGCGATCGCGATGATCTTCGCGTCGTGCGTACCCGCCGAAACCTGAGCCCACGGGTAGACGGTGTGGTTATCCGTCGAGTCCGAGCGGAAGCTGAACCAGCCGATCGCGGCCGTCCCACCGTTCGTCGTGTCGTCCGCGCTGATCGTCGTCGAGTCGAGCTTGTAGTAGCTACGGAAGCCCTTGAAGTTCGCGCTCGACTGGGCCGTGTGGAGTTCCGTCTGATAGTTCGCGAGCGTGTTCCCGCCCAGGGACGTGCCGATGTAGCACCCGCTGGTGGGGACGGCTGGTAGCGCCATTGGGTTCTCCTCCTTTACCGGACGGCGAAGAAGATCGTGATCGCCGCGGTGCCGAGCACGGTCTGGAGGTTCGTCGAGCCTGTCACCTCATGCGCGCCGGTCGCGGTGTCACCGACGTACGCCCAGAGCGTCAAGTTCGTCGTGTCGAGCTTGAAGCTGTACGGCAACTGCGGGAAGGCGTGCCACGGGCTGATCAAGTCCTTGTAGCCAGCGGGCATGTCCGCCGCCGCGACTGCGTCGCCGCTCGACGTGTACGACGAGGACGGCACGAACGTGAACGGGATGAACTTCAGGTTGTCGTTGAACAGCGCGCGCACGATGCTCGCGCCGCCCTTCTTGTACGGGGTTGAAACGGTCAAAGCCATCGTGCTCTACTCCTTCATCACTGCGCCCCGCTGGACGCTTATTGTGGGCCCATCGGTGCCGTCAATGGCACCCTGGGTGACTGTTCAGTCGCGCGCAGGCCATCCCGTACCTCGGGACTCGTCTGCCGCTTCACGGCCGTCTCATCCTCCCAGAAGGCCGTGCCGTTCTCCTCATGCGTTTCCAGGAACTCGATCTCCCCCGGATCCTCCGTCTCGTAGACGCCGTAGTTGAAGTCGATCGGCTTGCCGAGCTGGACTGCGACCGGCACGGCTACGCCGCCGTGCATCTCGTGACCAGTCCCGACGCGCATCAACGTCAACTCCGTCATCCGACTCGAATACCGCTTGAAACCCTCCCGTAGCGGCGGCGGGCCGACTACGACCTGCGGCTCCGGCTCCGGCTCGGCGAGCTTCTGGAGGATCTCGACCTGCGCGGCGAGCTTCTGGATCATCTCCTCCTGCGCGAGTACGAGATCCTGCGTCACACCGAGATCCTGGATAAGAGCGGCTGTCTCGACGTTCCCGAGATCCGCGGTCGGCGTTGCGACCGTTCCGGCTTCGGCGTCTTTTCGTGCGGGCACTGTGATTCTCCTTCGGGGGTAGCACCCGCCTCTGAGTGAATGGGAGTGCGAGCTGCACGGCACTCAGAGGCGGGTACAGGTTTAGGACTCAGGTCACGCCGGTCAGTAGACCGTGCGCCTTCTCCAGGTGGACGTGCAATCCGACTTCGGACAGGTACTCGTTCTTGATCGCGTCCTCGTCGTTGTTCTGGATGTTCATCCGCAAGAGGGCGTCGCGCTTGCCCTCACTGTTCTGCGTGAACCGCTTCTCGACCTGGGCCATGTCGATCACGATGCCGACGCCCGCGTAGTCGTTGATCAGGAGGTCGTGGATCTTGATCATCAGCTCGCCGTGCCCGGAGACGTAGCGGCGCATCTGAACGCCGTACGTGTCCGCCGCGGGAACCGTCTCGATCCTGGCCTCAGCGATGTTGTCGAGCTGCGACATGACCCTGCGCGAGCAGAGCATCGTCTTCGTCGGCGATCCATAGCGGAACACCTTCTCGCAGAGCGACTCCATCGTCGCGTGGGTGAGCGTGCCACCAGCCGCCACACTGTTCGTGGTCAGCCAGTAGTAGATGCCACCCGTCGACCGTACGGCGCGGCCGGTCGTGCCGAAGGCCGGGCTACCAGCCGAGTCGGTCGTCGTCCGCTTCGTGCCGAACAGGAACGTCCGCTCCTGCTCGAACGCGTGCTGCGTCGCCGCCTTCTGCGCCTGGTAGACGCGGTCAGGGCCGCCGTACGTCGCCGTCGCATCGAGGGTGCCCGTGATTCCCCACGGAGTCCTGATGATCTGGCAGTAGTTCGTGATCTGCGCCTCAGTCGTCTGAAGCAGGGTGCGTGACGCTGCACCTTCTGTGTTCACGTTCCCCATGATGAGGACGTTGTCGCCGCTCACGGCGGCGGTGCCGCCGGTGCCGCTGTTGTTGTTCACCCAGTCGCGGACGCCGGTCACGGTATCCGTGGCGACGCTCGTGACGAGTACGACCTCGGGCTTGCCACCAGCGAGCGACTTCGGGATCAGGACGAGGTCGCCTGCCCGGAAGTAGACGCCAGCGCCAGTCGCCACGACGAACGTACCCGAGCCTGAAGACAGGTTCGAGCCGAGCGTCGTCCACGACGGAAGAGGCTCATCCTCTAGGTGGTTGAAGACCGCAGCAGCCGCGCGGGAACCGCTCGACTGGCTGAGGATCGTGAGAAACGGGGTCTTGTTCGGGTCATACTGGTAGATCTGATCCTGCATCTCGATGATGAGACGCTGGGAGGCGATACCAGTAGGAGTCGCCGATCGGTACCCCGATGCTACGGTGGGGGCCATCTTAGAACCTCATGTTCGTGTCTTTACGGGGACGTAACCCGAGCTAGCGTCGCTTCGGGTTACCGAAGATGTCCCGATCCGCGGTACCGGTGGAGATCAACTCGTTCTTGAACTCCTCCGCCGGGTCGAGTTCACCATCATTCGCCTGTGGGTTCCGGCCCTGAGAGCCGCCCATCACCGCCACGTCCTTCGACGCGGCAGCCCCATTCGAGGCTCCTCGCTGATTGCCCTTCTCGGCATCAGCGGCAAGCACAGCCATCCTCATACGCTTGAAGACGATCTGTGGGTCGCCCTTGTAGAGATCCGGGTCGTCCTTCTGGAGGGCGACGAGGGCATCCACGTTGCGGCTCACCACCTCGTTGCCGAGGTCGGACTTCAGTCCGTCCACGAGCGACGTTGCGGTGGTGCGTCCGACGTTCACTTCGAGCGGCTTCAACCGCTCGTCCATGTCCGCCTTGATCTGATCCAGGAGCATCATCTGGCCCTGGGTGACGAGGTACGCCGTTGCGTCGGCCGGGTTCTCATCGAACCATCGGCGCATGTCGTCGATCGACATATCCGGCATTTGCGGCTGCCCGTACTGCGGATCTGGTTCTCCAGGCTGACTCTGCGACTGGAGTGCTGCGATCTGATCCTGAAGCTGGGCGACTGTTTGCCCGAGCCTATGCCCCTCCTGGCCGAACGAACGGTCGAGTTCCTGGTAGGCGTCAAGCGCCTTCTGGACATCGCCGCCGAACCTGGTCAGTACGGGGTGATCGATCCCGGCCCCTTCGGGGTTCCCGGATCCATCGTCAGCGTTCGGGTCGGGCTCCTGCCCTCCGAGTGCCGCTTCGATGGGGTCAACTGTGCTCACGCTGTCATCCTCGCTTCTTGGATCAACTGCTTCGGACGATCCCGAAGATACTGCGCCTCCCGGATGGACTGGCACGCCGCGATGTAGTCGTCATGCGACAAACGACCGCTCAGGATCCTCCGCGTCCAGTCCTCGATCCGCGCGTCGATCACCTCGTCGATCGTCCGGTACGCCTCCGAATAGATGAGTTCTTCGAGCTGGTCGGCGATCTCCGGGTTCAGGGGCATGACTGTTCGTAGCCTACGCGGCGGCCTGGCCCGGCGGGCCGACCGGCCCCGCAGCACCCGGCGCTCCAACCATCCCACCCTGCGGCGGCGACCCGTTCTGCGTCGTCGAAGGCTGCGTCGGCATCGGCGCGGGCTGACTGTTCGCGGGCACGATCTTCGCGCGGTCGTGCCGATCTACGCCCATCTTCTTCAGGATGTAGTTCGTCAGCTCCTTCGGGTCGACGACGCCGGGCGTCGCCAGGATCGGCGCGATCGACTGCATCGTCTGGGCCGCGTCTGAGCGGCTCTGGATGTCGACCGCCTGCTTGTCGGTGCCGACGATCGGGATGGGCAGTACCATCCCCGCCGTCTTCACGTCCTCAGCGCCGATCTGCGCGATCCGAGGCGCAGCCTCCTGGTGGAGCTGCTCCCACGCCGCCGAGGCTTCCGGGTACTTGTAGAGCGGGATCGCGACGTCGTTGTCGAGGTACTGGAGGACGAGATACGACATCAACCAGCCGAGCCGCTTCATCGCGCGTTCGCTGAACACGTTCACCATCTCGGCGATCCGTTTGTTCCCCTCCTGCGTGACTGTTGCTACGCCCGTCGCGGTCTGCACGCCGCCGGGGTTCACGCCGCTCAGGTAGTCAAACGCGCCGGTCACGGCCTGCATGTCGTTCTTCGCGTTCTGCTCCTCCTGGTAGCTCGCGCTGAAATCGATCTGCGGGTTCGTGGCGGGCTCGACGTCCTCCGTCTCGGGGACGTGCCACACACCGCCGGGGCGGAGCTTGATGTCGGACTCCTTGATGCCCCCCGTCGCCTTCCACATCGGGTTGATCGTGAACGTGATCGCGTCGCGGCGCTGCCGCTTCAACGCGCTCAGATCCTCGTTCATGTCGTACATCATCTTGATGATGCCGACGCCGTGCATCGAGAACGGCCGCTCGACGGGGCAGAAGTCGACGAACGGCTTCCGCTTATGCTGGAACGGGTTCGGCTCGTCCCTGAGAACAATCATCCTGTTCGCGATAACAGTCAGCCGGTCGTCCTCCCAGCGCTCCCACACCTCGACCTCAGCCGCGTCGGCCTGGTCGGTCAGCGTGTGCGGCTGGATGCCCTGCGCGGCGAAGCGCACAGCGAGGTCTGTTCGCCGATCATCCCCCGTCCACGGCCTGACCTCGTCGACGTTCTTGTAGAAGCCCTTCTTCTCCATGTCGCGTAGCTCGTCGAGCCTGACCCACTCACGCTGCCACACCGCGGGAGCCTTGTTCAGCGAGGTCGCCCTGACCGGCCACACGAAGTTGTAGACGTCGACCGTCTCGAAGAAGCCCTCGTTTCGCAACACCCACTCGACGTCCTCGTTCGCCTTCACCTCGAACTCGGCCATCAGGTTCGCGTCGAAGTGCTTCCTGAGCACCTCCAGCGTCCGCTGCTCCGTCTCCCTGACCCACGCGACCTTCGCGACCGAGTAGCCGGTGATGCAACCCTGGCGGACGAAGTTCCTGCTCTCACTGGGGAACCGCATCAGCTTCAACTGCCAGTTCACGACGGCGCTGAGGAGCGCCGCCTTCGGGTCGTCCTCCTCCTGCTCGACCGCCTCGAAGTCGATCTCGGGATCCTGGTCACCGACGATGCGGGGGACGATCGTCTCGACGTGACTGAACGGGTAGGGCGCGACGAACTGGCTGATGTACGGGTTCTCAGCGTCGGTGGGGGCGAGTAGCTCCCACTTCTGCCAGAACAAGTCCCACTGCTGCTTCAACGGGCGGAGATCCTGCTCCCACTGGGCTAGCTCCCGCAGCATCCAGTCACGCTCGGTGTCGGCGAGGACGCGCGGGTACTCGGGCATCTAGCCCTTCTTCCGCTTGCGGCCCGCCGCTGATAGCTGGCCGAACTTCTTCGCGCCGTACTTCTTCCGGCCGATCGACGCTGCCAGCGCGCCGGGGTTCTTCACGCCCTTCCGCTTCTCCAGGTCAGCCTTCAGCGCCTTGAACCGCGCGCCCGAGCCTAGCTTCGGCTTCGCCTTCTTCGCTGCCATGTCAGTACCCCGTTCCGTTGCCGCCGGTCACTCCTGGCCCTCCGGGTACCTGGGACGCTCCGGTGGGCATAGAAGCCGCCTGACCACCGTCAGGGGCGGGGCCGCCGAGTAAGTCCATCAGGTGCGAGAGGAGCGACTCCTGCATCTGGGAGAGCTTGTCCTGGTCGGCCTGCGCCTGCTGCATCCACTGGCCGAGCAGCGAGACGAGATCCTGCGGGTCGCCGCCCTGCATCTGCTGGGCGAGGCTGCCGACCGCGTTCGGGTCGGTCGACGGGAACTCGTCCCATACCGCCTGCTCCTGCGGATCCTGCCCCTGCTCCGCGTTGGGATCCTGCGACGGATCCTGCGCGTTGGGATCCTGGCCCTGCTGGGAAGGATCCGGCGGCCCGGCTGTGGCCTGACTGTTCGCCGCCGCGCCGCCCCCACCCGTTCCTTGGCTCGGGTCTTGGGCCGACGTTCCGGCCTTATGCACCGCGGCGAGCGCGGCCATCATCGCTTCAGGGGGAAGGTTCTGGGCCATCAAATCACCTCTACATCATCTAGCAGGACTCGGACGTGTTCCTTGAAAAGCATCACGCCGACCGTCCCATCCTCCGCAGCTTCAGACGTGATCAGACCGTACATCGACTGGCCTGTTCCCGGCCATGCAAACCGGATGGGCGTGCCCACGAGGGCGTGATGCGCGAACGGTGGGAGTGGCGGAAGGATTGCGGTGACGGGTTCATGGTAAGCGCCGTTCGGGCACGCATCGCCATTGAAGAAGCCTCCGCAGGCGGTACAACGCCTCACGTGTCCACCGTGACCCACTCGCTGCTGTAATCACTCGCGTCGCCCTCATCCCAGACGGCGATGAAGTCGGTGATTCCAGCCGTGCTCTGAACCTTCTGGTAGAGGCCCGACGCGAACGTGATGCCGCTCGTCGAGCGGGCGCTGAGGATACTGCCGTCCGTGTGCAGGCCGGTGTAGTAGATGGTCGCGCCTATGGATGGCGTCGAGTAGGTCACCGTCATCTGCGTCCTCGCGGTGCCGCTACCGCCAGCACCGTCGAGCACGGCCATGATCCGGCTCGCCGTGTAGATCTTGCGCGCCGTAGGGTCGCTGACCAGGATGTCTTCAATGTTCACGAGTGACTCCAGGCATCGACGTAATCGACCCACAGGTAGGTCGTGCAGTTAGGCGTGCTCGGCAAGACCAGGTCTTGTGACTGGAACGAGATCAGCATGTAGAGCGGCCCCAGCGCCTCCTTGAACGTCGGGAAGCGGCTGACCGCGAGGCCGTCGAAGTACCACGTGATCCAGGTCGCGTCGATCTTGGCACCGTAGGTGTGGAAGGTGCCGGGCGACCCCGGCCCGGTGCCGTCGAACAGGCTGGGCGTGACGTTCCACGGTGAGGCGGTCATGTCGAGGATCTTCGACGGGCTGTGGCTGACCGTCGAGTTGCCGGGGCTGCCAGCGTTCCCCGGCTGGGGGCGATACGCGGCGTGGCGGTGCCCAGCGATATGCAGCTCGTTGACCGAGGGGCTGCGGTCGCCGTAGGCTTCGACGATGTCGACTTCGGCCTTCGTCGCTGCCGAGTCACGCGCGTCTAGCGGCGTGTAGAGCCAGAACGCGGGCCAGCCAGGGGCGGGGCTGACGGTGTTCCCGTCGACGTCAGTGCCGACGCCGTTGAACGCGAGTCGCGCCTCGAAGTAGCTCGAACCCCCCGTGGGGACTGCCTGGGTGAACCCGTTCCGCCACGAGTCGACGCTCTGGATATGCCCCGACGCGTAGACGGTGCTGAGCGGATCAGTGTTGAGTTTCTGCATCTTGATCTGAAGCGTCGTCGCGTCACTCAGCGTGAACGTGTCTGAAGGGAGCTGCGTCGTGCGACGGAACTTCGCGCCGCTCGTGTCGATATGGGCGGGCGCGTACCACGGCCCCGCGCCGGTGAGGCCATCGGTGACGGTTGAGAGGCTCGTGAAGTGGTCGTGGAACGTCCTGGTGTAGCCGGTGAGGTTGAGCGCCGATCCTCGAATCGTGTCGTCCCAGCCGCCGGGGTCACCGGCGAGCGGGAAGATGTACCCGTCAGCGTATGAGTCGGGTGGCGCGACGTGCCGGTCGATGAGCGCCATCATCGGCGGGGCCAGCAGGTAGGGCGAGCCCGCGTCGAGGCTGGCCTCTGCGCCGCGCTTCCACAAAGCCCACGCGTGGGCCTTCGCGATCTCGCTCGCGCTGATCTCGCGCTGCCCCCACAGAAGCGTGTCGAAGCCGATGCTGGTCGTCTGAGCCCCGGTGCCGGTGGTCGTGCCGATCGAGCCGACCGGCTGGGCACCCGTGTCGAGGAACGCGCGTGGGTAGCAGGCCAGCGAGGATTCGGCGGCCCCGTCGACAGACACGTAGATATGGTCGTCGGTGCGGCGGCAGATGAGGCTATGCCACGTGTCATCCGCGCCTGGTATCGCGATCGTCTGGGTAAGCAGGCCACCGTCGGAATACCAGTTGACCGACACCTCGTGGGTGAGGTGCTTGTACTGGAGTTGTGGCTGTTTCTGCCCGTTCCCGTTCGAGTTGCCGTTGATGTCGAAGAAGAAGGTGTCCGTCGAGGATGCCATCGCCGTCCAGTTCACGCGGAACAGGAACAGCCACCACTTCGACTCGTAGCCGGCGCGGCCCGCGTTGGGGATTTCCAGGCCGAGGCCGTGCCCGTCGAAGCGGATCTCGTCTGAGTTCGGCCACGTGCCCTGCTGGAAGCTGTGTACCTGGATTGGCGTCATGCCGCTGATCACGTCCGCCCAGGAGCGGACGGTGGTGCCGCTGCCGCCGAGGGTGACGCCGCTGGTCGCGTCCCACCAGTGGACGAGGTCGTAGTCGAGGCCAAAGACGCTTGGATCCCAGAGCCGGTCTGCAACGGTGACGTCTCCGATCAGGACGCTGGCCTCGGTTGTGACGCGCTGCTTGCCGTTCGTCTCGTAGAGGGTCGCGATGTCGCCGTCTAGCAGCGTGGCGTCGGTCGCGTTGACGCCGTCGATGACGACGCTGTCACCGCCGCTATCGTTTACGACCTGGCATGTGAAGCCGTTTCCGAGCACGCCGGGTGTGGGTACGGTGATCGTGAGCGCTGCGAGTGCGACGAAGCGGAAGCCGCGATCACCTGGCGCGAGTGTCGTGTCGCCGCTGATGAGTACCTCGGTGACGCGGCCGCTGCTGGTCTTGATCGTCGTCACTAGACGACCATCCAGTTGGTACCATCGGCGACCACGGTGACATTGGCATACTGAGAGGAGAGGACGTTCGTGGTCGCGCCGTCGATCGTCGCCGAACTGGCCCGCGCCACGGTGACTGTGTTGCCGGACGAGTCGGTCTTCTTGACGGTGACCTTGAAGCCGGTACAGCTCGCCGCGGGCAGGGTGATCGTCCGCGCCGCACCCGACGCTGAGACACCGAACGTCGTGTCGTGATCCTGGTGGGTGAGCGTCGTGTCTGCCGACAACGCTTTGTATGGAGCACGGCCGATGCGGGGAGGCGTGTTCAGGAGGCCTGCTACGTGTGTTCCTCCTGATGGTATGAGCTGGTTAGCCTGGATCACTACGTCGTCGACGGTGCCGCTGGCGACGTTGAGTAGCGTCGGCGTGGACGGGGTGTTCGGGAAGTGCAGGCCGCTGATGTAAACGCCGCTCGTAGTGCCATTCGTCTCGACTAGCGCCTGCCCGGACGGTAGGTAGATCCAGAAGTTTCGGATCGCGAAGGCGTCGCCGTTGTAGGTGAACATGGCCTGGTTGATGTTGTCGGCCGTGGTGTAGTCGCTGGCGAAGCAGTCGTTGAAGCTGACGTTACCGCCGGGTACGCCGACGTCCTGGATCAGGATCGGAGGGCCGAAGGTGTTACTGGCACCCGGCTCGAACACGCAGGTGTTGAACGACCAGTTCTTTAGGATGTTCGAGATGATCGGGTAGGTGCTGTTCTGGTTGTACTGGAACCGGCAGTTGTAGAAGGACACCTCATCAGAGATCTCGGATGCGGTGAAGCCGGTCGCGTCGGTGACACCACGGACAGCTAGCCGCCCGCCTTGGAACATGCACTTGGTGGCGGTGAAATCGACGACCGTCGAGAGGTTCAGCAGCGGCGCGGTGGTGTCGCCCTGACGGGCACGGATCGTGCAGCGTTCTATGCCACAATGCCGCGTCACCTTATGCGGACTGGTGGTGTAGTCGCCGTGGAAGTCGAGTACGGTGCCGGTGTAGCTGGCGTGGCTGGCTTGGAAGTCGATGTCGCGAACGATGACGGCCTGCGCCTTTATGGCTTCGAGTACCGTCCCCGTACTAGCCGTGTACTGGAAAAGAGTGACACCAGCCCCAAGGTTTATGTTCTGGATGTTCATGTTGCCCAGGCCGCCCGATCCGGTCAGGGTGATGCCGATGTACGTCTCGTCGGGTATCGACATCGTGGTCGTGACTGGGAACGTGCCCGGCCCGAACCGCCACTCCTGCCTTGATGCGATGTGGGCGTTGAACAGTGCGCCGAGGTCGGTGCCGCTGCCGACACTCGTGCCAGATCCGTCATAGAGGGTGATGGTCGTTCCGTCGGTGCGCGCCATATATGTCCATGGGGCTAACCCGCTTCCACCACCAGTTCCTGTGACGAGCTTATTCCAGTTCGTTCCGTCGGAGATCAGGTTGACGGCGGCGTACTGGGAGGAAAGGACGCTCGTGGTCGAGCCGTCGATCGTCGCCGAACCGGCGCGTGTTACGGTAACCGCGTTTACAGACGAGTCGGTCTTCTTGACCGTGAGTTTCAGTCCGACGCAGCCAACGGTGGGGAGCGTGATCGTGATCGCACCACTGGTAGCGTTGACTCCGAAGACGCGGTCGTGGTCGGATTGGCGCAGCGTCGTTGCGGCGCTGAGCGCCTGGTAGGGGATCTGGCCTGTCCTGGGCGGCTCGGTGACGGTGCCGTTGACGAGTGGGTTCGTCGTCGGGTAGGAGCCGAGGTTTTCGATGGTGAGATCGCCGATGCTGTTGGCGGAGCAGTTGACGAGTCCGCTGGTGGACGCGTTGGGGCTGAGGATGTTCATGCCGCTGATGTGAACGCCGTGGGTGGTGCCGTTCGTCTTCACCAGGGAATAGCCGTCCTGGCAGTCCCACTGGCCGCCGATGATGCGTAGCCCGTTGCCGTGGAAGTTGATGAACGCGGCTGCGCTGGCGGGCGTGCCTGACTGGTCACCGAGCCAGCAGTCCTCGTAGGTGTGGCCCGAGGCGGGTTCGATCTGCGTCTCGTGGACGTAGATCGGGCCGGATGCGCTTGGTTCGAAGTGGCAGGCGCGGAACGTCCACGAGTAGCCGGATCCGTACCAGACCGGCCAGCCCGCGGTCGTCACGTTCGGAGCCTTGTTGCGGCTAAACCGGCAGCCGTCGAGGATGACGACATTCGCGAAGTCGTCCGTCGAGTTGGTGTGGTGGCTGCGGATGTTCATGGTGCCGCCGCTGAAGAGGCAGTCGCGGAACGCGATGTTGACGGTCTTGTTCACGTCCATGGTGGGCCCGCCGGTGTCGAGCTTGCCGCTGGAGACGGGGCCGAAGTAGCAGTTACGGAAGGCGGCGTGGCGGGTCGGTGTCGAGTGGTCGACGCCTTCGATCGTCATGAACGCGAGGCCGTCCTTGGTGCCGTCGCCGACGACGTATGAGCTGCTCGACCATTGGAAGCCGATGCTGTCGACGGTGAGGCCTTGCGTGCCGACTGCGCTGAAGGCTTGTCCTGAGACTGGCGTCCACTTGAACTGGGTGGTGGACGCGCCGCCGACGGCTGACTTCTTCTCGTCCTGACGCCCGCCCTGGCCGCGCAGTGTCACGCCGATGAACAGGTCGAGGGTCATCTTGGTCGACCAGGGGAAGACACCTGGGCCGAATACGAGGCTGGTGCGGTCGGTGGCGAGGCTGTTCACGAGCGCGCCCAGGTCGGTGCCCGTGGCTGCCGTCGCGCCGGTGCTGGTGTAGGCGGTGATGGTCGTGCCGTTCGTCTTTACGGTATAGGTTTCCGCGGCGGGTGCCGTCGTGCCACCGCCACCGCCACCACCGCCGCCAGCCGCGTCTGCGTATGCAGTCGTCGCGAGTTTCGTCGAGTTATCGTTGGAAGCCTGCGTAACGCCGGTGGTGCCGGTAGGAAGGCTGGGCGTGCCCGTGAACGTGGGTGACGCGAGGGGGGCGCGGCTGGTGTCCGTCGGGTGGACGTGATCCTGGTGGCTGGCCTGGCTATTGGTGCCAGCCGCGGCGGTGCCGTCGACGATCGGGCTGGCTGATCCGAGCGTCACGCCGGTCGTGGTACCAGCCGCGTCTGCGTATGCGGTGGTTGCGATCTTCGTCGAGTTGTTGCTGGGCGATTGTGTGACTGCGGTGGTGCCGGTCGGCAGGCTTGGCGTGCCGGTGAAGATTGGTGATGCGAGTTGCGCGTAGCTGGCTGCGGTTATCCCGCCGAGCTTGGCGACGCCCGGGTCGGGGTAGGTTCCGCTCAGGTCACCACCGGCCGCGCCGGTGGGTGCTCCACCACCACCACCCCCGCCGCCGCCGCCACCACTGCTACCACCGCTGGGCCCGGCTCCGACGGCAGTCATCTCCCATGAGCTGAGCGTCTGGGATGGGTCACCCTCGTCCCAGACGGCGATGAAGTCGGTGAGGCTGGTGGTATCCACCTGGTAGCCGTAGACCTGGTTTGAGCCGGTGGTGAGGATCACGTCGACCTGCGTGCGGGCGACGAGGGTGGTCAGCCCGTCAGCGGTGAGGGCGGTGAAGAACACTGCCGAGGGGTTCGTGTCAGTCTCATACGTCGCCATCTGTGAGGATCTGCGGCGCAGCGAGTTGAAGGCTGTCATGGGCTAGGCGATGCTGCCGATCGCACGGGGCAGGCTGTCCACGTTCCAGATGTCGAACGAGAATCCGCCCCATGCATCGTTGGTGGTCGTGTTGTTCGGCCCGCCATAGGCGACGACGGCACTGGTTTGAGCGAAATCGACGGTGTAGGCGGCGTCCCATGTGTAACTAGTTCCGGGGGTGAGGCCGGTGACGAGCCCAGTCGCATCGCAGCATGACTGGTCGTTCGCGGAGATGGTCGAGGTATTGTTGAGCCCGCCGACGCCTCTCTGGCGGAACCTGACCGTCGACCCGTCGAGGACGCCCCAAAGCGTAGCCTGAGCAGCAACCGTCGTTCCGGTAATCAAGCCGCGAAGGTGGACGTAGACGTTACCGCTGCTGGGAGCGGTGAACGTAAGCCGAAGGTTCGTCGTGTCAAGCGCCGTCATCGCTAGGAGCGATGCGGCGCTGGCAGTGGCGGCGGTGCCAGGATCGTAGTGGGCACTGGCGAGCAGGCCCGGCGTGTCCCAAATCTCGAAACTGATTCCACCACCGGTCGTGGCCTGAGACGTGTCATCCGCTCCGCCATACTTGATGGCTGAGGATGCGGCGGTGACCTCCACGCCATACGCGGCGTCATAGGTGAGGCTAGCGCCAGGGGTGAGGCCGGTGATGATCATCGAAGCGGAGTGCATATTTTCTTCGCTCGCCGACGCTCCGCCTTTACCGGTAATCGGGGCGACGCGGGCTTTCACCACGTCCGAGTTCGTGTGGTCGAGGACGCCAAGCAGAATGACAGGTTGGCTGCTCCCTCCTGTCACATTCGCGCGGATCCTGACCAGGACGCTCCCGTTCGACGGGACTGTGAACGCGAGACGCAGGTTCGTCGTATCAAGGGCCGTCATCGCGAGCAGGGACGTGGTCGCCTTGGTGACGGCGCCGGCGGGGTCGTAGAAGGTTCCGGCTAGGAGCTTCACCGCAGCACCACTACTAGCTCGACGAGGAGGTCGGTGCCAGACCCGGTCGAGCAGGAAAACCCGAGGAAGTCACCCTCGCCGAGGCTCGTCGAGAAGCCGGTGGCGGTGGCGAGCACGTTCGTGCTGGCGAAGGTGACGAGGACGCTAGAGACGTTGGAGTAGGTGGGGGCGGTCGTGACGGTCGCCGCCGCCCTTCGCAGTTGGACGATCATCGCGCCGCTGGCAGCGGTTCTGAGCGTCGCCTTCATACGCAGGATCGTGCAGTTGAACGGGACGACGAATGCGAAGTCGGAGGCGTCTGTCTCGGTCGCTCCGATCGCACCAGCCTTGCCGAGCACGAAGGCACGTTCGAGGCTCTGCGAGGTCATGTCGCCTACGGCGACGGTCGCGTCGAGGATCTCCGTCGTCGTGATCGCGCTGGCCGCGATCGTCGGGTTCGGGTAGGTACCGGCGAGGCTGCCACCAGCCGCACCCGAGGGTGCACCGCCGCCGCCGCTGCCGCCAGCGTTCGCGCCCGAGGGGAGTTGTCGTGCCATCAGATACTCGCCACGGTATAGCTCGACGTGTTCGCGTCGCCGATCAGCTTCACCTGCGATACCTGGGGGAACGGGAAGACGCGGAACGCTCCGGCGGGGATGAAGTAGCAGTCATCACCGCCATTGGTCGGCGCGGTCGCCGTCGCGCCGTGCGTCGCGTACGTCATGTAGAGGCCGACCGTGGTCGAGTGGTTGTCGATGGTGATCGCGTCGCGGGGGCTACTGAAGTTGATGATGTCCGCGAACGACGAGCTGGACTGGCCGCCCGTCGCCGCGCAGACGACGCTATGAGTGTTCGCCGCCATCGCCTAGAAGACTCCGACCCACGGCACGTAGCGGAGCACGGTCGGCGTCGCCAGCGTCGCGGGAGCGGTACCGGCTACGGCCGAGCCGTGCGTGCAGGCGAGGTTGTACGCGCCGGTCTGGTAGCTGGCTCCGGTCGCTGCGGTGAGGCTCACCATGTCCTGTGAGAGCAGCGTCGGTGACGTGCCGGTGACGCTGAGGCTGAGGTAGTAGACGCCGCTCGTGGGTACCTGGTAGGCGGTGGCGAGGGTGTGCTTGATCATCGTGTACGCCGCCCATGTCGTCCCGCTGGTCACGTCGGTTGACTGGCCGATCAGGGCGGGGGTGGCCTGCGTGTCGTAGATCGCCGCCCACTCGTGGGTGCCGCTGGTGTAGCCGGTCGTTGCGGCCATGTGACCGATGCTGGTGACGACGAGCCCCTTCGGGAGGTAGACGGCGACGCTGGTGACGAGGCCGCTAGCGCCGATCACGCCGTTCGTGTTCGCCGCGGAGAGCGGGATCGTCTCTGCGAGTAGCGGCGTGGTCGTGCCGAGCATCCAGGAGTCGCGGGCCTGGTTGTAGCCGCCGAAGGTGTGGGTCTGCCAGGATCCGGTGTAGACCTTCAGCGCGTTTCGGGCTGAGTCGATCTGGACTCGGTCTTCGGTGTTCGCCGAGTTGAACTCGGGCACATACTGAGCCATCGTGGTTCCAACCTCTCTCCGCCACAGCGGACTCGTAGGCCAGTATTGGCCCAGGCAGAGACTACGACGCGTCTCGGACGGCTCAGTACCCGGCGGTCAGCGACGTCGGTACCCACGGCTCCGACTCGACTGTTCGCCGCTGCCGGTACGAGCCCGGCTCATGCAGCCACAGGTAGACGAGTCCACTCGCCGCCATGACGCGATCGTCCTTGCAGCCCTGCTGGGCTTGGGGTTTGCCGTTGCGGATCACGAAGGTACGGCACTCCTCTAGGAGCTGCGAGTCGTTGCAGACGATGTCATCGTCGCGGAGCGCCTGCTCTAAACAGTCGAGCATCTCAGCCCTGGTCTTCTGCGTCGTCTCCCAGCCGTAGATCATCTGACGCTTCCGATCCTTCCGATCCCCGGATGGGCGTTTCCGGTAGATCATCGGGTAGTTGTCCTTCCGCAGGCTCGTGATCACGCTCGCGCCCCAGCCGCCGGTCACCTCGACGGCGATGAGGGCGCGGTTGTAGAGGTATCCGAGGCGGCAGAGGTTGTCGGCGAACAGGTCACGGTCGACGAGGCCATGCCACGCGGCGACGATCTCCATCTTGTCTCGCGGCATCACGTACGCGGCCTGGAAGTCGCCCTTGTCACCCGTCCCCGCCGCGCAGTCGCTGAAGATCAGGTAGTCCATCCCCTCCTGTGGTTCCTCCCAGATACGCAGGTTCCCGTACTTCGTCGGCTCGAACGTGGCGACGAGCTGCGATCCGACTGTTCGCGCGACGAGGTCGCCGGTGTGGCGGGGCTTGCCTAGTTCGGTGTGCTCGCGGTGCCGCTCGACTGATTCGAGGTCGAAGTAGGGGCGGCCCGACGTGAGGAACGCTTCGCGGGGTGTCGCCGGGTACTCCTGGTTGAACTGGTCGATCCGGCCGCGGCACTCGTTCGCGATGCAGAGGCGTCGCCACTGCAACTGGTCGTCGCTGAGCGCCCACGGGGCCCATGTGCTGCGCTGGGCGAGTTCGGCGACCTCAGCCTCCTCCGACGTCCGCTCGAAGTCGACGGGTGCCTTAGACGCGTAGGTGGGTTCCTCCCACCACGGCGCGAAGAACGCGGCGTAGTCGGACTCCTCGGACTCCGCGGCGAGCCACATCTCGTGGAAGTTGTTACCAACGCCCTGCGCCGTACTCTCGATGATGACGGCGGTGCCCTGCTCTAATGGCACTGTCTGGAGCGCGGTTGTCAGCGCTTCTGAGCCCTTGTCGCTGCACCACGGCTGGCGGGCGACCTCTGATAGGTGCAGGTAGAGGATGCCGAAGCCCGCACCAGCGTTCTCCAGCGAGGTTGTTCGCATCGACGATTCGAGGCCCGGCTCCTTGTCGCGGAGGTGCTCCTGCTTCGTCGGGTTCTGGAACTCCAGGATCGATCCGCGCGTCGAGCTGTCCTTCATCGGCCTGCACCAGCGTGGCATGTGCCGGAAGTAGCGCTCGGTGATGCCATGCAGGTAGCCGGTCGTCGTCTGGTCATGCGCGATCGTCAGGCTGTGCTGGTAGTGGCGGGTCGTGCAGCGCCAGAAGAAGAAGGCTTGGACGATCGTGCTCATCCCATGCCGCCTGGCTTTGAGGATGATGATGCGGATCGGCGTGCCCGCGATCAGGTCTTCGATCAGGATCTTCGCGAGGCGACGCTGCGCTGGTTTGAAGACGAGTGGGATCGGGCGGAGCGTGTTCTTATCCGGGACTTTCAGGCACGTCCGGCAGAAGAACTCGAAGTCGTTCGTGAGCCGGTCGAGGACTTCGTCGGCCGACGTGGGCGCTGCCTGAACAGTCACGACACGCTGCGGAGCTTCTCCGGCTCAGAGGGCTCCTGTGTTTGGAGTAGCGCCTTCTTGACCTGCGCCTCCCACGTCTCTGAGAGGTCACCAGCCGCCGCGTCACGCTTCCGCCAGCGATCCGAGAAGCGTCGCTCCAGGGTGGTGAGGAAACCCGACCAGGCGGCCTTACCCTGCTCGGCCTGGTCACGCGCCATGTTCAGTAGCTCCATCTCGGCGAACGCTTCTGCCTCGTTGATCCGCTCGAACAGTTCCCGGTAGATGAAGTTCTTGTCCTCCGGCTCGCCGTCGCTATCGCGGAGGTGCGCGTCCTCGCCGAGCTTCATCCACGACTCCCACAGCTTCCGGTGAACGCCGAGGCGCTGCGCGACGACGTGCGGGAAGTGCGCGCGTTTCACCTCCCGCTCGATGACGGTGAGGATCTCCGGGGTCAACTCGGCGCGGCGGCTCATCGGGTGGGATGATGGCACGAAGCGCGGACGCGGCCAGCACCGGCTCCGGGTGCCAGCCGCGTCCTAGCCCCCCGGCATTGGGGGTAGAACACGCCGGGGGGATCCGCTACGCGACGCGGTCAAGGTGCAGCAGCAGCGTCTGACTCTGCGGTGGCTTCGTGATCTGCGTGTCGCACCAGTGGCACTTCCCGTTCGGCAATGTGACTACGTCACACTCACATACTGGGCAGGGGAGGATCGGACGGGGGTCGTCCATCAACGCCACCCCGGTGTTCAGGTGGCGCGTCGGGGATCTTCGCTACGACCCCCGCATAGAAACCGGTTTTATCGCAGTTCGGGCACTGGTCGCCCACCTCGACGGGCCAGTGCCTGACCGGGCAGCGCGGGTCGAGGCACTTGTACCACGCGACTGCCTCAACCCTGGGCACGAAGATCCCGCTTCGCCGCAGCGTTCAGGTGCTTACACACCCACGCCGTCAGCGTCTCGTCATGCAACTCAGCCGCCCGCAGCCACTGGGCCTTGTACTCGGGCCGGATCTTCATGTTCATCGGCGCTCGTGGACTCCGTTTCACTGGGCACCACCCCTTCCAGGCCAGGCAGGCGCGGCTCCTGCCAGATCATCTTCTTCGTGAACGCGTACCCGTCAGCGCGCATCACCGCGCGGAGCGTCCCCTCGCTGATACCGAGATCCACGGCGACTGACCGGAACCCATTCGCGGCGATCCGCCGCGCCGCGTCGTCGCTCGTCAAGAACTTCTGCCCCGGCCGTACCAGTACCATCGAGCTTTTCTGCTTCCAACTCATCCGTCGTCTCCTCGTTGTAAAGATAGTCTAGCGCGGCGGTGCCCTCATACTCGACGCGGCGCTGCAACGCCTCCCACGGCTCACCCACTGGGCCGCTCCCGCACGATCATCTGAACAGCCGTCGAGCAGCGCGGGCACAGGTCGAGGTGCTCCATCTCGCTCATCACCCCGGCGCGTTCCCGCTGCGGGTAGACGGTGATCGTCATCCACCCGCTCACCATCTGCTTCATCGTCTGCTCCACGTCGCAGCGGTCGCAGCGCTTCACCATCATCCGCGGGCCCGGTCGAGCTGACACCCCTTCGACATGCACCGCTCGCCCTCACTGAGCGGCGCGTAGCAGCGCGGGCACGGCATCGTCACGATCTTCTTGAAACCCCGCGGATTCGCCACCTACCGCTCCTGGAAGAACAGGTGGTCGACGAGTGCCAGCCCGAGCGCGAGCAGGACACCCACCGCCGTAGCGATGAGGATGATGTGGGAACCCATCAGAACTCCAATCGGTTGTGATGATGACGACACAACCAGCGCACAGCGAGAGGCTGCGAGTAGTCGTCGTGGTGCATCTCGATATCCTCGTCGGTGCCGCACACCTCGCACGGCTCCGCTACGAGCCACCCCCGCTGCTTATAGACATTCGCGTAGGCACGCGCGATCGCCTTCAAGTGAGCGTCGGGGCGGCGCATCTCGCCGTACTCGCCACGCAGCGCCCGCGCCTCATACTCGCCGACGATCACCCGAACACGCTCCACACATACGCGGCGACGAGCACGACCAGGATCCACGACAACACGACCAGGACAAGCCAGATCGGCATCGCCTCACGCAGCGGCAACCGCCCCGTCACGCATACACCCCCGTCTTACAGATCCGACACGACGCTATCCCATGCCGACACGGCTTCACGCCAGGCGCAGACCGCGAACGAGCCGCCTCACGCCCCACCACGACAGCCTCACCAGGCGACGCGACCAACACACCCACAGGACTCGCCACAGCCTCCAACGCGATCCGCGCCATCATCGCATCACGCGCAAACACCGAAATCGACACACCCACACCAGCAGCAGCCGCCTTAAACACCGCATGCTCCCGATCATCCACCCGAATCGTCAACAACCTCGACCGCATAGCGCTAGACACTACCACACCCGCTAGCGCTAGACAAAGCTGGAACCCAAACACAGCGCCAACGGAACCTTCACGACAATGGGCCGCGTTGCGCTAGCCGCGGGGGGGTGGAGGGGCGGCTTGGGCTTCGGGTCGGGGTTTGGCTCTGCGATTGGGGTTTGGGCCTGACTGTTCATGTTCGTGTGCTCGTGGCCGCTCGTGCCCTGCCAGCGTGATAATGCGGGGTGTTGCCCCTGTATCGCATGGTTGAGCCAATGTGGCACGCACGATAATAGGTGTTATGTCAAGTGACCCCGGACCCACGATTCGTCGGGCCGACCTGTAAAGCCGCTCCCAGAGCCAAACGTGGTGGCGTGGGCCGGTGGTGCCGGTGCTTCGGGGGCTGCTGGTCGTGGTGGTGGGCCTGGTCGTGGTCGTGCTGGCAGCTGCTCCTCGACCTGGTCGTGACTGTTCCGCTGGCAGCTCCAGCTCGGCCGCCTGGTCGCCGGTGGCCTGGAGCTGGTCGGTTGCCGGGGGTGCAGCTCGTCGGCCTGGTCGCCGGGCGTTGGCGCGTAGCTGCTCCTGGACGCGTGACGGCCGCGGCTCCGTGGTGGCTGGCCGCGGCCGTGGGCCGATCGGGTGGTGTGGGTTAGCTGGTGAGTTGTGCGATGGCTGCGCCGATGGTGATGGCGACGGCGAGTGTCCAGCTGCCTGCTGCGATTGAGCGGAGCGGTACGACGGCGCACCATGCGACGAATGGGCCGGATTGTTCGCGCCGGTCGAGTTCGCCGCGGATGGCGACGACGCGGCGCTGCTGCTCTCGCTCCTGGCCGTGCCGGTTGGTGGTGGTGGTGGTGATGGTTCCTAGCCGGATCATCTCTCGTTCCTCCTGTGGGGTGGTGGTGGCCGGGGGATTGGTTCGCCCCCGGCCGGTTGGTCTCCTGCCGTTAGAGCGTGATGTGTGCGGCTCTCATTGCGTGTTCGATCGTGGTGGTGAGTGCGTGGGCGACGTCGTTTGGGTTGCCTACGCTTGGCATCTCTAGGACTGCTCCCGCGTTGATGCCGCGTTGGCTGCCTTTCCAGTCGCAGCCGATGGCGGCCCAGACGACGGCGACGCCGCGGCGTTCTAGGTGGCGGATGATCGGTGCTGCTGCCATCCCCTGTGCGCGGCCGAACCCGCCGTCTGAGGCGATGATCAGGACGCGTGCGCCACGGTAGGGGCTGGTTAGGTGGAGGCGGTCGTCTAGCCGCTTGAACCCTGCGCTGAAGTTCTCCCACCCATGCGTCGCGTGGCTGGTCTGGATGCGCTTCCGGTCGTGCTCGATCAAGCGTGCCGTCGTGCCGAACGCGACCAGCGCCGTGCGCGCGTTGATCGCGCGGCCGGCCTCGCCCAAGGCCCATGCGAGGCGGGCTACGTGTGGCTGCGCCTCCCGCATGCTCCCGGAACAGTCCGTCATCAGTCCGATGATCGGTGGTGGCGTCGTCGTGACCTGCTTACGCGTGTGGCGGAACAGGTCGGCGCGCACGACCTGGCCGCTCTGCCGCTGCGCCTCACGTGTCACCGCGCCGCGGCCGATCATCCGGCCCGGGGGCAGCTGCTGGCGGTGCCGCGTCCGTGCCACCTCGGGCAATGCCAACTGTTGGAAGTGCCGGGCGATCTCCGCGGCCAGCTTCCGATCCGCCGCTTCGGGTGCCCGGTCGAACGTCTGGATCGCGTCGCCGGGCGCAGTCTCATCCTGGCCGTGCACGATGCGGTGGACAGTCTCCGCATCCTCACGCTGCTCGGCCTGCCCGGCCGCGTCAACCGCTTCGCGCTGCTCCTGCTCGCTCATGTCGACGGCCTCGGCGAGTAGCTCGCGGATCGTCTTGGCGGGCTGCTCCTGCTCCTGCTCCTGCTCCTGGTCGCCGGGATCGCCGGGGGGCTGGTCGCCGTCGGCCTGGTCGCCGTCGCCGGCCTGGTCGCCGTCGCCGGCCTGGTCGCCGGGTGACTGTTCGCCGGACTCACCTCCGCCGGCTTGCTGCTGCTCGCCGTCGCCGGGCTCGGGCTGCTCGCCCGGCTCGGGCTCGGGTGCCGTGCTGGCCGCTGCTAGCTCGGCCTTCCACTCGGCCATCAGCTTCGCCATACCCTCCCGATCCGGCACGTCCCTGTCCTGCGTCTGGTTGTACCGCCCGGCTAGCTCGTCCAGAGCCTCGACCCAGGCACGGCCGTGCTTCGCCGCGTACGCGTCCCTGAACGGCTTCACAAGCGATCCTGGGAGCGCGCCGCCATTCGCGACGTCACGGCCGAGGATCAGGGTTGCGCCCATCGCATCGCGCCACGCATCCCCGCTCTCATCCACGTGCGCGTCGCGGAGGATCAACTCATGCGCGACCGCGGCCAACGCCTCATGGTCGCCGCCATCCGCGACGACACGCGCCTCCATTCGTGTCTCTTCGAGGATCGTGCCGAAGTCAAGCACGTCCGCGCCTGCCCGTGACCAGTCCTTGAACCAGCGCGTGTCGCTATGCGCCGCGTGACCGATCTCATGCTCAACCAGTCCGACCGCCCTGCGGTGCTTACGCCGCCAAGTGTCCTGCGTCCACCGAACAGTGGCCGGGTCGACGCCGGGCAAGGCCACGTCCGAATCAAGCACGACCTCCCGCGTGTCCTGATCGTAGAACGCGGGCGCGCCTGTGCCCCGCGTCGCCGCCGGGCCGACTCGAACCGACAGGTTCGCCGCTCGTCGCTTGATCTCGTCGTGCTGCTTGATCGCCCGCTGATGGCTGCCGCTCTCGCTGTTCTCGGCTTCGTACGCTCCATACGCTGCTTGGCTGATGAGCCGCTCGTTCGCGTCGCGGATCACCTGCGCCGCGACTGGCAGCCACTCGGCCGGGTTGCGCCTACCCCTGATTGTGTCCATGAGTCCCACGGTTCACTCCCCAATCCGTAGCGGTGCGATCTCGCGGCCGATCGACCGTGAGACGATCTCGGCGACGATGCCGCGATCAGTCGCCGGGGCGCAGCCAACGAGGTTGGCAAGCGCCATCTCTTCGCCGAACAATCCCGCCAGCTTCACGTAGGCGAGTAGTTCCCGCATCTGCGGCGCATACGTGGTCTCGCCGGTGAGCCGCTTCGCCTCTAGGTTCCTCGCCGCCGCGACGACCGCGGCGGGTGCGCCTAGCCGCTCGGCCAGCGCGTAGTCAGTGCCGTACTCGACCTGCGCCGCAAAC